GCCCTGGCCCCGCCGAGGCGCGGGCCACCAAGCGCCCTGGCCCCGCCGAGGAGCGGGCCACCAAGCGCCCTGGCCCCGCCGAGGAGCGGGCCACCAAGCGTCATGGCCCCGCCGAGGAGCTCCAGCCCGGTGCTGAGGACAGGATGGTCCTGCTGCCAGCCTTCACGAACCCGCTTCTCGGCCTCGTAGTTGCGCTCGTAGTTCTCCGTCAGGCCCTGGAACTTCTTGCCAGGGACGAGCAGCTGACCTGCGCTGTCTGCGAGAGCTCCCACACCAGCTGCCAGCTCATCGCCAAAGTTGAAGGTGAGGCCGTTGAAGAAGGAGCGCCCAGCGCCGCCCGTGCCGAGCTCCTTCTTGGCGCGGACCTTGGCACCGACGACCTTCTCGCGCTCGGCTTCCTTCATCTGGGATTCTGTGGCGGGCAGATCAGGCCCAACCCGCCGCCCATCTGGCGTCTGAGGAGCTGGCCCGCCATCCGAATCTCCGAACAGCGCAGCATATGCCGCATCTGCCGAGTCAGCAGTGACGTTGTAGGTCTTGCCGTCGTCGGTGGAGATCCGGAAGGTCGGCATCAGTCAACCCGCTCGATCGTGGCGCGCCCGCGCCGGACAGTCTCGCCCTTCTTGAGTTCCGGCACGCCGGACTTGGGCTTGCCCTTTGCGTTGTTGTAGCTGTCGGTCGTCTCTTCGAGCTTCGCCGCCTTGGCGATCTGCTCATTGGCAGAGAAGGGCTTCTGCTTCTGGTACTCGATCCAAGCCACCGTCGGGTCGTACTTGAACTTCTCCTGGTTCTGCTGGAAGAAGTCGCGGAACCCGGACTGGTAGCGGGACTTCTCCTCGATGTGCTTGACCGCAGCCAGCACCGTCCCCTTGTCAAAGGAGGCCGGGTTGCCCAACACACGCAGAGCGTACTCGGTCTCCTTGTCGGAGACGGCACCAGTGCCCTGATACACAGACTTGCGATACTCAGCACCCAAGGCATTGAGCTGCTGCTCGGCCATCTGCCGGGTCTTCTCGCCTGTGGTCCCGAAGATGCCCGCGACCGTGCGCGAAGGCCCAGACCCAACAACCGGGCCAATGGCTCCCTCAGGCACAAAACGCTTGATGAAGTCGCCAGCAGATGCTGCCGCAGCCGCTGTCCTGTCGGACGACTTGCCAGTGTCCTGGAGCTCCTGGATCTGGTCGGCCCGGTTCTTGTCCATCTTCTCCTTGAGGGCCTTGGTCATGCCGTCGCCGGAGCCGGTGCTGCCCGGCTGGACTCCGAAGGCTTCCTCGGCTTCCTGCACAGAGACCATCTTGCCTTGAGGCGTGATGTAGCCGATGGTCACCTCTGTGCCGTCCGCAGCCTTCTTGGTCACGGGCTTCATGTCGGACGGCGTCTTGACGCCCGGGAAGATCTCCTTGCGGCTGTCCGGGTTGCGCGGATCATACAGGATCGTCTGCCCGGTTGACGGGTTGGTCGCCTGCTTCCACTCCTGCTCAGCCTCGATCCCAGAGACGGGCTGGGCAGGCTTGGAGGGATCCTTGAAGACGCGGTAGTACTTGCCGTTGGACTGGACGATCTGCCCGTTGTCCGGCGCAAGCCTGTCAGCGATGGCCTTCTGGGCGAGCTCCGGATCGTCGGCAACAGCCGGGTCGAGACCGTACTTCTTGCTCAGAGCCAGGAGCGCGGCCTGACGCTTCTCGCGCTGGGCCTTCTCGGAAGCAGCCTTCATCGCAGCAGCATCCATAAGGTTGCCGCGCTGCATGCCCTGGAGAGCTCCGGACCAGGCCCCCTGCCGAGAGTCGCCGCCAAGCATCCCCATCCCGAATCCGAGCAGAGCCTGCCTGTTCTGCGCCATCATGTCATTGAAGTTGGCAGGCTGGCCAGTCGGCGTCGGGTTGAGCACGCCTCCCCCCATCGGAGAGAAGCCACCAGAGCTCCCGTCAAACAGCCCACCAAGCCAATCCGGCAGGATTCCAGCCATGTGTCACCTCACCCGAACATGCCCAGAAGTCCCCCGCCCAGCGCGCCGACGCCCGTCCCCCAAGGACCAAGCATCGAGCCCAGAGCCGCGCCCGAAGCGGCTCCCCCAATGGCGCGCTGAGCGGAGCTGGGACCGGAGTAGGGCTTCACGGAAGTCGAAGTTCCGCCCAGCCCTCCCTGCCCAGAAGCGATAGCATTGAGCCGGGCGACCTGTTCCCATGGCCGCGCCTGCTGTGCATTCCAGAGCTCGATCTGGGACCCGAGAGCGTCCTGCGCTCGGCCAGAGTAGAAGTCGCCGATGCCGCCGATGCGCTGGGCCGGGTCGTAGGCGAGGTCGTTGATGGCGCCACCCATGGCCGCTGTCTGCAGCGCCCGGTCCTGGCCCTGGCCATAGATGCCAGCGAGGCTCCCGGCCGACGCCAGCTGGCGATCGCGCTCAGACTGGTAGTTCTGCGCAAGGATCGGAGCAGTGGCGTCCGTGATGGCTTTTGCGGCTGCTGCTGTGTGTGCGCCGGAACCGTATCGCCCCATGCCGGAGGCGATCGAGCCGGTCATGTCCATGGCCTTCTGGCTGTTGGTGTCGAGCATCGACTGCAGCGCAGGATTGATCACGCCAAGGCTCTCGCCATTGGCCGTGGCCTGGAGCGTCCGCAGGCTCGGCTGCATCGACTCAGAGATGCCCATGTTGCCGAGGATGCCGCCAGCCACGCCGTTGGCCTGGACACCGAGATTGGGCATCGTCCGAGCGAGCTGCTCGGTCATCTGCAGAGACTCGGTGCTGCGCGGATCGAGCGCGGCCTGAGTGGCGCCGGTCCAGGGCTTGTAGCCCACGTCGTTGGCGAAGAGGCTCGATGCGTTGCCGAGAGCCTGGTCCAAAGCGGGCTGAGCATTCGCCCAAGGCTGGTTGGACTGGGTCGTGACGACCGGCTGCTGCTTGCTGCTGCTACCCATCAGAGAGCCCTCTCCATGACGACATGCGTTACTCGGTACCCTTTGGGCTGAAGGAACTTGACCCAACCGGGCCGAGCGGTCGCTTTTATGCCCACGCAGCCGATATGACTTTTAGCCCAAAGCGCGATATCATCAACAAGATTTACCCATTCAGTCATCGCATCGCCAGTACACCAGACAAGGTGACAAATCAGCTCGTCTGCGCCATTCTTCTCGAGCTGGGTCCCGGCCAAGGCCCTTGCCTTGTTCTGTTCATCGTCCCAAGCCAAATGGAGCTGCACGCGCCCGGTGACGGCGTCGCTCATCAGATCCTCGAATTGGATCTTGGTGCGCTTGGAGATCTTGCGCAGGAAAGGCTCCCAGAGGACGCGCGTCTCCGGGACGTTGACGGTCGGAACTGGCAGGAGCGTGATCATTGGCTCTTGCTCGTGAAGAACACGTAACGGTACTTGCGGACGTCGGCGTTGTTGGGGTGGTTGACGACGAACTCACCCTGATCAGGGACGACCCAGGTCGTTCCCAGCGCGTACTCAAGCGCAGTGGTGGCGTCCAGCGGCATCAGCCCGACATAGCTGAGCGAAGAGCAGCCGTAATGAAGCACAGTCGTGGTGGCAGCGCCCGTCGCGACAGTGAACTCTCCGCCAGAGCGCACGGCCCCGCCAGAGATGTCATCCATGCGCTGCTCGACACGCTTGAAGTCTTTCCTGAACTCGGTCAAGTTCATGTTCAAGGGCTTTCTCGCCCTCTGAAAGTCTTCAGGAGCCAGAGCCCGGTCTTTCAGCATCTGCTCATCGACCGGCATCAGTAGAAGTCTCCTGCCGGGACGTGATTTACACCAATTCCTGATACGTCAGACCATGAGGAACCAGAAGGGATTCGCACTTTATAGCGAAGAAGCCTTCCGGAGCTGTCGACTGCGTACTTTGTATTGGTTTCCCTTGAGACTTCACCATCATAGACAACAGTTTCTTGGAACGTTTCCCTGTGCCCCACAGAAATGACAGCATCGCTCGATCCACCAAACAGGTGAGCCTCAGTTGCACGAGACCGCTTGAAGGGCATCGGCTGTATTTCTGCTGTTTCCAGCGTTGCTTCCAAGTATTGACCATCAAGGAACGCAAGAAAACCTGATGCGTCGATGGCTGCAACAGTCGGTCGCCCGCCAGAATACACGCGCGAGTCGAACGAGGTGGTGTAATCAACGTCAAGGTTGCCACTCAGGCTGTCGAGGGAGACTGCCGGCGTGGCGGCCGACCCCCAGAACTGGGCCGTGACGTTCAGCGGAGCCCACCTGTCGAGCGCCCAGTCATACATCAGCACCCGGTCAAAGTTCGTGGCGCTGGCAGACGAGTGATAGAACCAGTAGATGCGCGTGCGATAAGGGTCTGCGACGCAGTTGACTGCCTGAATGCGGTTGGCGTCGATCTGCCCGAGGAACCACTCGTTGACCCGGTTGGAGCCGATGGGGTTCAGACCCTCGCCGGAGTAGCTGTAGAACCCGTCCTCGGACAGGAAGAAGACCGTCCCCGCCACTGTGGCGAAGGCGTAGGGGCTGATGCAGCCCTTGCCCTCTACGACCTTTTCAAAGGCAAAGACATAATCCGAGCCCGGCAGGAAACGCATACGCCGAATGGCGTACTCTTGCAGCACATACCCGGTCTCGCCGCCCGCGACGCCCGTGACGCGCCCACCGTCGCCGAAGTCCTGGACGTCTGAGAGGCTTGTGCCGATCGTCCAACTGGCAATGTTGCCAATGGCCGACCACTGGATCCTGAACGGATTGGAAGGTAGTCCGGACAGGACCAGGAATTCACCCACCGCCGTGACGTTGCGCGCAACCGGCGGAGAGCCGCCGAGAGCGGCAAAGTTGGTCCCAGCCTCGACATCAATGAGCTGAGGAGCATCGCTGCCATTGACAGCAACAAGATTAGATCCGAACTGGACAAAACGCCAATATTCGTTTGCCACCAACGCATAGTTGCCCCCAACCGTTCTGGTCGCATCCGTGAAGGACCCAGAGTTGTAGACGTACAGCTTGGTCTGGGTGCCGACGTAGACCTTCCACGTGCCATCGATCTTGCGACCCAACGTCAGGCCGCGACAAGTCGAAGCAAGCGCAGAAGAGTTGAATGCCGAAAGCCCGCGAACAGGCTTGTAGGAGTTCACTCCCGGAGCCACATTCAGGATCGTCGTGTATGTGGTGTTATAGCCGAAGGCGTCGGGCCTGAACTCATCGAAAGGGATAGGGGCCGGAGAGCTCATGGAGTGGCCCTATCGACCACCATTACTTGGCCCTGGGCCACACGGCGGAAGCCCGTCGCCACGAGCTCGTCGAGGGCGTTGGCAGCGCGCTGGCGCCACACAGCCGCCTTCTCGGCCTCCTCGACGAAGGCATTGGCCTCCGCCAAGCACGAGAACAGGTAGATGTCGGGGGCCTTGGTGAGTAGCCAGTTGGTGGTGTTGACGGACGTCAGCGCAGGGACAGTTCCCTGATACAGAACGTCCAGCGATCCAGTGGCAACCGGGCGCACCTCAATAGATGTGCCTTCGATCGTGTAGAACTCTGGGTAGCCAGTGTCCGACCCAGGATACGCAACGTTCAGTGCATCCGGCGACAGATAGGTCAACGGCACATTGGGAGTGGCCACGTACGAAACCTGCTCGAACTGGATCCAGTCCGTCGGGATCGTCGCCGCGCCCGCTGTCAGCGTCAGCGTGGCACGAATGTGCTGCTCGCGGTTGGCGAGCTGCCGATTGAACCACGACTCGGAGAGCGCGATGAAAGTCGGGATGCGGCTCGTGAAGTCGGTCGAGCCGGAGCGGCGCATGTAGACGCCCGTCTCGGAGACCAGCTCGTTGTATGTTGACAGAGGCATTTCAGAACCTCTTGTCGGTCGTGCGCAGCCACTTCCAGTCTGGGTCGCGAAGCTTCTGCTTCACCAACTCAGCGAACTGGGGAGTGAAGGGCCGGAGGTAAATGTTGCCGCGCTCGAACTCCTCGTTGAGCCAGCGCTCGACGATGATGTTGGGGATCTCGCCGATGTGGCGTCCGAGCTCTGTGTCGTAGGTCTTGTGGTTCTCCTCGGCCTTGTTGGCATCAAGGATGTGCGATATGTCCGCAGCCGCCCGCTCGACGACGATGCTGCCATCCTCGTTGAAGTGAAAGCGGGTGGTTGGTCCGCTCTCGTCCCAATCGATTCTGGGGGCTGCGGACATGTCAGACCAACTCCACGACCGAAAGCTTGCCTCCGGCAGCTTCCTGGATGACAGCGATCTTCTGGCCCGGAGAGCACGTCAGGACCTCGATCACGTTCGGAGGCAGATACGCAGAAGTCGCCACGGCAGTCGGCGTTCCGTCACCAATGGTGTAGCGGCACGCTGTCGTGGAAGAAATGCGTATCTGGTAAGTCTGCCCACCGAAGGCGGTTGAGGCGGCAGAAGTCGCCCCAACCGTTACTTCCTGAGCTGCGCCGAGACGGCCTGTGTTCAGCTCCGAGTTCGACATCAGATCGACCGTTCGTCGACCACGACCGTGTAGTAACCAGGAACCGACGCAGCATTGGCCGCGCCCGCATTCGAGGTCAGCACGATCACGTCGCCCACGTCCACGATGTTGAGCCCATTCGGCTGCAGCGAGACGACGCCGGTGATGGCGGTCGTGGCGGCAGCGATGGACATCGTGATGTTGGAGCCGTTCAGCTGCATCTGCGTCGCGCCGACCTTGGGCGTGATCACAGTCGGGTTGGTCGTCGGCGACACGAGCGGCGTGAACCGGATGTCGACGACGCGACCACGCCCGGTGACGGGGATGGCCGGGGATGCCGCCGCAGCCAGCGAGGCTGCATAGGCGACGTAGTACTTCAGTGCGAGATGATTCTGCTGCGGGAGCGACATTGGTATCTCCGTTGCCTCAAGAGCGATCAGGGGAGGGTTGCCCCTCCCCCGTCAGGCTCACGAGGTGGTGTTGTCGAAGACGCCGCCGCTGGCCTTCTCGTTGCGGGCTTCGAGCGCATACTCGCAGAGGATCTGCTTGCGGTCGGAGTCGCCGGTCTTGGCGAGCGTGATGGTCGTCATGTTGCGGAGATAGGCGATGGCCCACATGTCGTCCTGCAGCACCAGAACGTCGCGCGCCCGCACCTGCCGGGAAGGCGTGATCGTCAGGGTGCCGAAGTCGGACTCGTAGGCCGACACCGCAGCCGTGATCTTCTTGGACTTGGTGTCCTCCGTGGGTGTGGCGCGCCCGGTGAAGGTGCTCATCACCTGCTTGTTGAACCCGCCCAACATGATCATGCTAGGCTTGCCGCCCTGGGTCCAGATGGACTGCAGAACGGTCTTGAGGTTCGCCTCGGTGTAGGCACGCTGGGTGCCGTCCGTGCGGGTGCCAGTGCCGTCCGCCGCCGACGGATCAGCGCCAGAGCCGCCGCCCTTGCTGGTGTTGGTCTTGATCCAGCTGAGGACCGTGGCCGTGACACGCGCAGTCGTCGAGTTGCCGGCGTCCTTGGCGGCGTTGGTGCCGCAAAGAATGGCGTCCATATCGAGCTTCAGCTCCAGGCCCTTCAGCATGGACTGGTAGTCGAGTTCGTCGCCACGCCCGGCCTTCTTCACGACGCGCTGGGTGCCGGTGACGCGGGCCACCTTGTCCGAGATCTGGCAGATGTTGCCGAGACGGACAGTGGCGGTCGCAGCATCGGTCGTCGCGTCGTCGCCTTCGAGCACCGCATTCGAGGTGTCGCGGGCGGCGAGAGCCTGGGTCTGCCACTCGTGGTTGACGCCGGTCGCGTCGGTCTTCTCCACCGCAGAAACGAACGGGGTCTCCGTCGGGTCGATGCGGTAGATGATGTCGGCGAGGTCTTCCCGGTTGCCGACGGCGGAGTAGGTGGTGAAGGTGTTGCTCGGGAGAGCCATCTCGTTTTATCCTGCGCGCTTGCGGGCCTGCCAGAGCTCAAAGGCGTCCTGGAGCTTGCCCGACTTGTCCAAACGGTTGTCGAGTTCCCTGATCCGGGCACCATCGACCTCCTTGCGGGGAGGCGGAGCTGCACCGGGACGCGCAGGGGGCGGAGCGTCGTTGGCGGGACGAGCCGACTTGGCCGCCTTTTGGGCGTTGCGCCAATTCAGAGCATCCCTGATGACTCCCTGAAGTCGAGCATCGCGCAGGCTGATGGATCCGTTGCCGTTCCAAGCCCTTGCGAGTTCTTCGTTCGTGAAGCCCAACTCGGACGTCAAGTACTCCTGCGCCTCTTTCTGCACCCGCTCACGGACCTTGGGGTCCTTCATGTCGGGCTGCTTCTCGAGGATCAGGCTGTCCTGCTCCTGGGCATACTTCTGGAACGAGCTCTGGGCCTCCTGCATCTGCCGCAGCTGAGCCTTCTCGGCGTCAGCCCTCACGGCCTGCAGGCGCTGATTGTGCGCGTTCCATTCGTTGTAGCGCAGCGGGTCCTCGCGGGCCAGCTTCACCACGTCGTCCCAGGACTTGATGTCCGAAAACTCTTCCGCGCCCTGCTGCTGGAGGGCCTGCATGAGTGCGGGGAGAGCACGCTCGTAGTCCGTACGCGCCTTGTCGAGACGCTGCCGTTCGGCTTCCGCAGCCTTCTTGGCTTCTGCTGCCTCGGTCTGCGACTTGAGGAAGGTCGTCTCGCGCTCCTTGGCCTGATCGGCCAGCCACTGCTGGGTCTCGACCGGCAAGGTCTTGAAACGTTCCTTCTCCTCGCGGCTCCAGGAACGCGGCGGCTCGATGGACGGACGGGAATCGTCCGGATCGGCATCCGTGTTGGTGCGCTGGGGGTCCTTGTCAGAGCCAGCGTCGGACTCATCGTCCGCATTGGTCCGCGCCGGAGCGTCTGCACTCTCCGGAGCTCGAGTCTTTTCCGACTCATCCTTACGCTGCTGAAGCAACAGAGCGGCTTCCCGCGCTGTGAGTGCGCCACCAGTGTCAGCAGGGACGCCAGTATCGACGGCTGCTTGGGTTGCGACTTCGGTATCCATTACTTGCCTTCTGCTTCAGCGGTGCTTCGGGCGTCGTCAAGGTCTCGCTGGGCAACCTTGCCGCCATTGGCGATAATAGTCAACTGCTCTTTCACGTTTGCGATAACGTTGTATGCGAGCCAGTACTTCTCACGGGCCTCGGTCTGGTCCATGGTTGTACCTTGCCAAGCGCTCAACGTCTCCGCCTGGAGCCGGTCGAAGCACTCATTGAGGAGCGGATCGGCCAGCAGCAGTTCTGCGCGCTTGCCGCGCCTGATGTCGTCGTCGGTGCTCACTTGCGGACGGCCTTGCGCGGGGCGACAGGCGCAGTGGCATCGAAGAGCTCTTCCGGCTCCGGCACGGCGTCACCTTCCATGCGGGCACGCATGCCTTCAGCACGCGCCATGAGGTCTTCGCTCAGAGGCGCCACCGGCTCGGTGACCACGCTCTTCTCAAAGGTCTGGCCATTGCGCAGAGCATTGCGCCGGTTCATGACGTAGTCGTGGCCTTCTTTCTCGGCGAGGCCGTAAGTCGGCTTGACAAGGTCCATCTCGGGGGCCTCGTCGCAGGTGACGCGATAGCCTGTGCCTTCTTCCTTGATGTTGAGCTGGGGCAGTGCCACGGGCTTTCTCCATGTGATGAGCGGGCTATTGGGCATGATTTACACCATCGATTGAAGGATCCAAACGAGGGCTTCTTCGTCATCGTCCGCTGAGGTGTGGATCGGGCCCACAGCGGTGGTCGCGGGCGGACGTTTCTGTGCAGACCTGGGGGGCTGCACCTTTTTCCGCTCCTTGGGCTCCCTGGAGCGTTCTAGCTCGTCCAGGAACTGGTTAAGCTTCTTGCGGGACGGAGCCACACCGCCACCTGCCCCAAACGGCAGATTGACGCTGAGGGATCCGTAGCGCAGCTGGGCGTCTCCGCCCACAAAAACGAATGCTCCCGGCTCCGCCACCAAGGTCGGCGAGGAGCTGGGCGTGTATGCCAGCGCCGCATCAACGCCCGTGACGGCGAACGCGCCCGTTCCAGCCACCAACCGGCGACCAATGAGCAAGCCTGCGCTCTGGCCAGAGAGGGCATAAGACCCAACAGCGCTGGCGAGCTTGCGCCCGGCCAACAGGCCCACAGCCTGACCAGACAGCGCGAAGGCCCCGACACCCGCTGCCAGCGCTCTTGTGCGCGTGAGGGTCGCCGCGAAGCCCGTGAGCGCGAAGGCCCCGGCTTCGACAGCCAGCGTCCGACCCTTGTTGAGCGTGACGGCCTGACCAGAGAGGGTGAAAGCCCCAGCGCCAGCCGTCAATCTCCGGCCGTAAAGCAGCCCAGAAGCCTGCCCAGAGAGCGTGAAGGCTCCAGCCGCAGCAGCGATGCGCCTGCCGACAGTCAACCCAGCTGCGACGCCTGTGAGGGCGAACGCGCCTGTGCCAGCCGTGAG